TCGGATACCCGAGCCCTGCCGCAATGCTTCCTCGGCGCTCTTGGGCGTCGGAGCCCCGCCGGCGCCCGTTCGGGCGCGCAACGGCTGCTGTTCCTTGGCCGGCGCCGCCGCAGGCAGCACCAGTCCCTCGTAAAATAGCGCGATCTTCTCGGCCCAGCGCGACGGCGGGACGCCCGCGATGATCTCGCGCACCTTGGCGGCCACGATCTGCTCTTTTTTCTGGTGATCGATGTCGGTTTTCGCCTTCTCCGACAGGTACTTGTTCACCGCGGCCATCGCCTCGCGCTTCTCCCGCTCCCATTGCTGGGCGGTCTCGGCCTGGGTGCGCGATTCGGCCGCCCGGCGCTGCTGCTCGGCCTGCATCCGCCGCCCCTTGGCGAGCTCGAGCGCGTGCTCCTGCGTGATCTGCGCGTTGGCGACCGCCTCGGCCAGATCCGGGAACTCGCGCAGCTGATCTTTCCAGTCGATCCCGGGCAGCGGCTTGCCCGCCATGCGCGCCAGCTCGGTCAACTGGCCCTGCAGGGCGCCGATCGCCCGGTCCAGATCCCCGGCGTTGATGGCCTTGATGACGTCGAAAGCCATGGCCATCTGATCCGGGGTGGCCTTGGCGTCGGCGATCACCTCGTTGAAGGTCGACAGCACGCCCTTGGCCTGCTCGAGTTCGCGCCCGGCGCTCTCCGCGGTCGTCGCCTTGGCATCCAGCGCCTTGGCGTGCTCCACCAGCGCCACATAGGCCTTCCGGTGCTCCCCGCGCAGGCCCGAGGGGATGCGATAGAGGGGGTTGTCGGCGCCGGCCGGCTTCGCGGGGGGCGGCTGCTCGCCCTGCGCGCCCGCCTCCGCCCCCTTCGCGGCAGCGGCATTCGGGTCGGCGCCCTGTTGGCCGGCCGCCTGGGCATTCGGATCGGCGCCCTCGCCCTCCTTGCCCTCCGGCTCGGGCCCGAACTGCTCCTGCATCAGCTCGGCGATCGACTTCGGCGTGTCGCTGCCGGCATCGTCGCCCGCGGCCTCGCTGCCGGGCTGGCCGGCGTTCGGATCGGCGCCGGCGGTGTTGAGAGCTGGGTCTTGCGTCAGGGTCGGATCAGTCTCTTGCGGCATGGTCTACCTCGTTTTATTGGTTCACAGCGGGTTGCGGAAACGGCACGACATTCCCGGCAGGCTGCGCCGGCAGATATTCCTGCCCGGGCGGCATGCCGACCTCAGATCCCAGGGCCTGCATGACGGGAGAGCCCGCGAGCATCGGCTGCTGCGGCATCGGCGGGATCAGCGCGTCGAGATCGATGCGCTCGTCGAAGCGTCGCAGGGTCTCTTTCAGCAGTGAGACCATCGCATCAGCGACCGCCGTCTGCCCCTGCGCGCGCAACTGCGTGACGGCCATGATGGTGCGCTCGATCTCCGGCTTCAGCTTCAGCCACTGCTCGCGCTCCTGATTCTTGTTCGGCTTGCCCGAGCTGCCGGCGCGGATTTCGATGGTGACGAGATCGAAGACCTCCTCCTTGCTGAGCTCGGGCCAGACCGCCGTCGGGCCGGCAATGCGCTGCACCTGCTGCAGGGAGAGCTGCTGGAGTGCGATCTCCGCGGCGTACTGCGCCATCTCGGTGATCAGGTCTTCGTTGCTGTCCTGGCGCTCCTCCGAGCGCGTCATCAGGCCCTGGGCGAGGATTTCCGCCTCGGTGGCGGTCTTGGCCTCGGCGATGGAGCCCGCATCGGCATCGCCGCGGCCGGCGACGAGCTCCATGTCGGCACGGATCTGGCTGGTGTCGTACAGCGTCGGGTCCAGGCTGGCGCCCTTCAGCTCGGCGACGTCATCCGAGAGCGGCCTGCCGCCCTGCCCCTCCACCGGTACCCAGGAGTTACGCGGCGCCTTCTGGATGCGCTCGACATCCTCGGGCGTAAGCTGCCCGCCCTTGCGGATGATCTTCAGCGGCTTGGTATCCTCGCGGTCCTGCGCGTAGTGCGTGCGCGTGCGGTTGTATTCGTCCTGCAGCTCGATCTGCAGGGCGCAGTCCGACAGCGGCTCTACCGTGCCATCCAGCAGATTCCACCCGTGCCGGAAGAACGGATACCACCGCTCGCCCAGCTTGTTGGGGCTGTAGGGATCCCGGCAGTATTCCCGGCAGCCGTCGGCGAAGGTGTAGACGGTGAGCTGTGCCTTGTCCCACACCTCGCGCACCCGGATGAAGTTGCGCTGCGGGTTCTTGCCGCTCACGCTCTTGACCGAGCCGCCCTGCTGGCCGGGCTCCATCGTCCCGAACAGGGTAGGCTGGTTGCCCTTCGTGCCGGCGGTGATGCTGCCGAACTCCTCCTCGTACTCCTCCGGGGTGAACCAGAAGGACTGGCACAGCCGCCGGGCCTCTACGTAGTAGTCGAAGTTCACGATCGTCGGATCGAGGATCAGCATGTCCTCGGTCGGCACGTTGTCCAGCGCGAAGCCCTCCGCGGCGATGACCTCCACGTTCTGCTGCAGCGCGGCCATCTGCTGCTGGAGCTGGCTGCGGGTCAGCTCGTTCTCCTCGATACTCTGCGGATCGGTCAGCTTGGCCGCGAGCATCTGCAGACGGGCGATGTTGTCCTGCGTGTCCTGCAGGCGCGCGAGCACGACCGGATCGGTGGTGAAATCCCGCGTGTAGAGCAGCTTCAGCCACATCTCCCCGGTGGTCATGATGCTGCGCAGGCCGGCCTTCATGCGCTTCTTCAGCCGCGCGTCCCGGATGAACATGCGATCCAACACCATACGCAGGGACTCGGCGAACCCCTTCACCGCTTGGTAGCGGGCCGGATCGACGGACTGCGACGGCGCGATGGCGAGCTCGGGATTCTTCGCGTAGGTGCGGGGGAGAATGGTGGCCTGGTTGACGAAGATGATGTTCGTCCGGACCAATCCCGGCAGGCCGTCTTCGTGCTGCGCTCCGGAGACGTACTCCCGCCAACGCTTGATGTTGGTGAGCCGGCTGCGAAACTCGGTGGACTTCTCCAGTTCCTCGATCTGCTTCTGGTAGGCGCGCAGCGACGGATCCGGTTGCTCCGGACCCGCCGGTTTTTCGCCTGACTGCGCGCCGCCCTCGTAGGCCATCCGTTACGCCAGGAGGTAGGCAGAGGCCCCGCCCGCGGTGTACGCCGAGCAGGTCAGCTTCATGAAGCGATACATCACCACCTCGCGGACCTCGGTCATGCCGTCGTTGGTGCCGCCGGTGGCGCCGATCGCCTCGTAGCCGTTGGCCGTGATGGCGTCGGAATACGACGGCGAGGACTGCCAATCGCTGTCCTTCTGATTGGAGCCGTTGATCACCAGCGTGCCGTCGAAGGCGGCCGCCGCCGGCGTATTGAGCAGGACCACGGCCGCGCTGTGCCCCTTCATGAACGGCGTGCGGTCGCAGACCACGGCCACCGTGGGGGAGCCGCCATGGGTGCCATTGCCCACCGAGCCCAACAGCTTGAACGTGGTCGCCGAGGCCTTCTCCAGCGTCCATATGCCGTTGGCCGCCGTGTTGCCTGTCACGCCCCCGATCGCCAGGCGATCGCCCGTGCGCAGCCGGTTGCCCGAGTTCGCGGTGATGACGATCGGGGAGGCATTCGTACTCCCGGAAATGGTCAGGCCATCCGCCGCGGACGACACAACGCCAAGAGCTTGTACCTTCATGTCGATACCCTCACTGTTGCGGCGCAGAACGCCCGCGCCATGCGGATCGGTGCTGGGGGCCCCCGATCAACCCTGCGCACCAGTATGTGAGGGCAAAAAGGGGGCGGCGCGACACTCAGTGCACGGGCTCGCTCACCACCGTCGCCCCGTTGGCCGGATCCATCGGATTGTCGAGTTCGATGCCCATCTGTGCGGCGAAGGCATACGCCTGGATGTGCCGGATGGTGTCCTGCAGGGCCTCCTGCGCCCGGGCGGCGGCCTCGGCAGGCCCAGCGGCGGAGACCACCATCAGCGAGCCCCCGAGCAGCGCCCCCTCGACCTTCCGAAGCCCCACTTGTCCGGAGACGGTGAAGGCGAACAGGCCGCGCTCCGGGATGCCCCCCTCGTAGCGCGGGTGCGCACCGACCATCTGCGAGAGCTGCGCCAGCGTGATCCAGTGCCGGGACTTCTGCAGGCGCGCGGTGACCTGGTTGAACCGGTCCTGGATGCGCCGCTGCTCGTAGGCCTCCTTCTCCGTGCGCGGGGACTCGTCCCACGGGTTCTCGTAGATCGGCTTGTCCTCGGGGGCTACGCGGGCAATGCGGGCGGGTTTCTCGTCTGTCATCGTCGATACCTCGATTTCGGTTTCTCGTCGCCGGTCAGCTTCAGCAGCTGGTCGAAGGTCATGGTGCTCGGTCCGCTGGATTTCGGCGGCGGCGCGTGGCGCACATAGGGGCGCGACATGCAGGCATACCGAGTTTCGTCTGGGGCGTGATCCTCGCTGTCGGTGTCGACATCCTCCGCCCTGGCTGGGTCGTGCTGCAGCGCCGGAAGCGTGCGGATCGTGTGCGTACAGGTGGCAAAGAACACCAGCATCGGCCTGCCGTCTTCGTCCCCCTTCAGTCTCGCCCGGAGTTGGTCCCAGCCACCCATCGCGCCCTTTTGAGCAACACGGGTATTGTCCGCCGGGCGCCACGAGGCGGCGCGACCGCTGCCCAAGTACATGCGCTCGGCGATCGACGGGCCGCCGTCCTCGCGGAAGGTAGACGGATCAATCACGCCGTATTCCATCTTCTCGCCGCGCTCCAGCTGCGCCACGCCGGCGCCGACCTCCTCTGCGGTGAGTTTCAGCCCGACGTTGGGCTGGCCCTCCTGCATGCCGTACCACTCCCGATACTTCACGAGGCAGCCGCGGGCAAACTGCGGCAGGCTCCCATCGCTGACCGCGTACCAGCCCACGCAGAACGGCTTGGCCGAGCCCCAGTCGCAGGACCGGAAGCGGGCCCAGTGCTCGGGCAGCGGCACGGGCGCCACGATATGCCGCGCGTCGCTGAACTCCGGGAAGAACGATCCGGCCACGACGCTCCAGTCCCCCTCCAGCCACGCGCGCACGAGCTCCTGGCTACCGGACATCTGCAGATTCGCGACGTAATCGACCCCCAAGTAACGGTTATCCTGCAGGCGAGAGGGGATGTAGATGCGATCTCGCCGCACCATTTCCCCCGTCCATGGATTCCGGTACTCCGAGCCGATCACCGCCCAGCCCTTGGGCGCCGGGTCGATGTAGCGCGCCTTGACCCAGTGGTGCCCCGGCCCGCCCGGGTTGCCGGTCGCCCGGAACCCGACAGGCACGCCCGCGCCGCTGCGCAGGGTCGCCATCAGCTTCATGATGGGGTTCGGGGAGGGGAAGTTGCCGATCTCCTCGATATAGATCCGCGTGTAGCTGTGTCCCTGATAGGCGTCCGCGTCGGCATCACGCTCGAGATAGGCGAACCGCAGCCGGGCCCCGTTCGGGAACCGCCACAGCTTGTCCTGCTCGTGGTATTGCGCGCCGATGAGGGGATAGATGGCCTTGCTGCGCTCGATCGTTTCGATGAGCTGCGTGCGCTCCCGGCGGACCATCAGCCCGATGGCGTTGGCGCCATGGAGATCTGCGTGCGAGAGCCATTCCCCAAGCATGCCATCCGTCTTGCCTCCGCCGCGCGCGCCGCCGTAGAAGACCTCGAATACCGGGCAGGTGATCAGCGCGGTCTGAGGACCGGGGAGAGGTTCCCAAGCTACTGCAGGCGCGGTGGCTGATACTGTTCCCGCCATTCGTCGACCGTGGCGGCCGGTTGCGGCAGCCGCACCACCCAGTTCGTC